CCACGTTGCGTAGGTCATACGCCCAGTTTTGGTGAGCTTCTGATGCGGCTTCTGTAGGACCATACGGAGATCAACATCAGGGTGCTGCTCACGAAACAGCTTGATGAGCCTCCTGTCCTCCGCATCAAAGTACCCCTTTACCTCAAGGACAACACCGTTATCCAGAAAGAAATCAGGGGTGTAACTACGGGGAATCAACAGATCAAAGCTTTGGCTTTCGTAGGTCCATTGATTCCCACTAGCTGTCAGCTGCTTAGCAACCTGACCTTCAAAGCCCGAACGAAACCCATCTGCTTGGCGTTTGCCGTACTTGTGGAATCGTCGGGCCATTTACTCAAAAGTCAGGATCTTCGCCAGTCACCGTAGCAAGTTCTTTCAGGTTTGGTTTGGATTGCTTGAACCCGTTCTGCACCTTGAAAGCTTTGGTGATATCGAAGTCACCACGGTCAGCACCTGCTGTAGTTACAGCTTGAAGCACCTGAATACCCTTGGGACACAACCTGAGACCACCCTTAGGGCTCTTACGAGGGATGAAGGTAGGCTTCACAGCCACCAACACCATCGAGCCTTCACGCAGCTTCAGATCACGAGCAATGGGCTGCAGCTCAGTGTCTACAACAGGCAGAGGGAACTCTTCGTAAGCCAGCTTTGCAGTCAGCTTGACCAGCACAGAGCCATCCTGATTGGCCTCAAACGGGGCATCAAAGAAGCTCTTACGCCCCGTGGCATCGCGCCACCACTCACAAGCCTTGTCGTACTCCTCTGAAAGCTCTTCCAGCAGCTCCTCAGCGTCAGCTACAAGGACCTTCAAGCGGAAGTCACAGGGTTCACCGTTGTAGGTAGGAGTCTCGTAGAAGTCAGGGATCCAACCAGTCAGGGTTCCTTGGATCTGCATCTCGTTAACGACTCAAGTCGAAAGGACCCACAGAAAGTACCTGCGGTGCTTACGCCTTTGGTAGACCCTCTAGGACAGCTTTTAAAGTGGCCTCTTTAACTGGCCGCTGGAGAGAACCCTCTTTAAGTTTTAAGAGCTCTTTTAAAGAGGTTTTTAAAGAGGTCTTCTGTTGTCTCCCTTCTAAGACCCCTTTAATACCTCTTTTAAAGAGGTTCTTCTGCTGTTACTTAAAGGCCCAATCAAATGACTCCCAAAACTCCAATGAGTGATAGTCAATTAGATGACTTCATCGACTCATTCTGGGATGAAGTAGATAAAGAGCTTGAAGAAGCTACTCAAGATGATCAAGATGATCCTTCTGTGTGGGAGCAAAAGTGATGAGTAAGAAGCACGAAAAGACAATTACTCTCGATCCTGAAAAGCTTCTTGAAGAGTATGAATACGCTCGTAGTGAGTACAAGAAAGCTATTGGTGATCAGCTTCGTGATTACTGGGATGGGTATCTCAGTGCTTTTGAACGGTTCTTGGATGAGGCAGATATTGATTACTTGTGACTGGTAAAGAACGACTGTTCTTGGAAATCTTCTACATCACAACAAACGTATTCATCATCGCTGGAGTAATTCGACATTGGAACCGATGACAACTACAACTCAGTACACCGACGAAGAACTCAACGCCATGTGTGATTATCAAGAGGCTCTTAAAAAGCTTGATGAGCTTGAAGATGAACTGATGCTGTGTGATTTCACTGACCCCAAGCGGTATGAAATTGATCGTCAGATCACTCAAACAGAGGCTTGGATTGAAGACCTCCTTGCTACTGCAAAGAAATGACTAAACAGTGTTACGACGTTCAACTAGCTGAGGAGTACACATTTGATTGTGTAAAGCTTTACGCCTCTTCAAATAATGAAGCTATTGAGCTGACCCAAGAGCTATTCCCTGGTGTTCAGGTTGCTAGTGCCAATTTGAGTCCTGAATGGAGTGATGACGAGCAATGACTCAAGAACACCCGATTACTCCGCCGCCTCTTGAATCCCTGCCCGACTAGTCAACATCACTAACCACCATGAAAGAATCTCAACGCACCTGCCGCTTTGTAGAACTAAAAAACTACAACATTGATCGCAAGGGCGACGACTTCCTCGAAGTCACCGAGTGGACCAATGCAGAAGGGTTTGATCTCCACCTCAGTCGTGGTGAGCAGTGCATTTCACTGACGTGGGAAGAGTTCACAGCTCTACAAGAGGCTCTTGGAGATTGGATCGAGCAGCCCAACTCCACTTGTCCTCACATTGTCTCTAGTGATGAAGGCACTAGTTACTGCAGGCTTGCTGAAAAAACAGCGGACCTGCTAGCCAAGCTGCGTGTTTGAAGCCCAATGAAACCACCAATTGAACAGTGCCTCGTGGCGTACTGGAACAACGAACGCTTTGGTAACTCCCTGATCGATGCTCCAGAGCGGATGCAAGCGGTGTTTGACGTGCTGGCTGAGTGGTGTGACCAGCTTTGCTACTCAGACACCGCACAGAGGCTTAGAGAGGCCTCTGGTAAGGTTGATGGTTAATCATCAGACCAAGGAAAGCCACTGTTCGATTCATCATCGTCGTATAACGACTCCAGCTCACCCTGTTCATTAACGAACATACAGTGGCTCTCTTTGATCTTTTGGTAATCATTCTCCAACAGATCAGCAAATGCACCGACTAACGATTGGCACAGCCCTGCTTCTATTACTGACTTATGAAGGACGGCTTGTGCCTCAGCAACAGCAACAACTCGCTCTGCGTCGTCCATCCATACAACAGTTCGATCTCCCTCTTCCTCAGCGTCCAGAAACTCCAACGCGTGATTGGCTCGACCCTGCAGGATCTTCATTCTTGCCATCAGAAGAGGTACATACTGAGCTGCCACTTGCTTGAGTGGTGCGTAGAACTTCTCCTTGGCGTTAGCTGGGACTAGCATTGTCACGGCCATACAGGGCGCTGTAAGCAATTTAAATCAAATTTACCTAGTGGCCCCGTGGCCTGCCCCGTGGCGTGATAGTAGTGCAACCCGAACATCTGTACTACTCTCTCGCCACTCTTGATACTGAGAATCATTCTCAACTAGACCTACCTGCTATTGCGACTCATTCTCAATAAGCAAGGTAGTGATGATGTACTACTGCAGCATAAACATATAACGATACTGTTATGTCGTAGGTATAAAGAAAGGGCCCCTATTTAAGAGGCCCGAAGTAAACCGAGAATCGTTACAAATACAGGGAGAAAGAATAGAAATAGGTACAGGAGAAACTTAGGGAATTGATACATCAGTGCTCTTTAAATGCAATAACGAAATCTCGATTAGCCCTAGTGCATAGCTTGCAAGTTGCACAGGTTGCAGAGTCTGTATATTGCTCAGGGCAAGGGATGACTTTAACCTCCTCGCCACAGTATTTGATCTTTGTAGGTTTTTTGTATCCTTTGAGGTTATTAACTGCGAACTTAAACAGTGCAGTGTCAGTAATCACAACATCCAAACCCTCTAGGTGATACTTAGCAGCCGTTCGGATTGTTTCAGTTGAAACGTTAATCACGAAACCATGCTGTGAGAATCGTTTGATTGTATTGAGGTTAGATTCCCCATACTGTGTATCAGTGTGGGTGTGAGTGTAAGTGTAGAAAGTAACGCCAGCGTTAACAGTTGCGCACTGCAATTGATCGAGTTTTGCTGTGTCAATTTGACGCCAGGTTTCACCGTGATAGTGCACAACATACGGTAGGTCGCCTGATACGTTATGTCTGAACAGTGTGCCTGGCTTTAACTTTTCAACCTGGCTGCAGAACGTATTCCAATCGGTGCCACGCTCAGCTCGGTTAACCTTTGCCCAGTGCCAAGACTGAGGCCCTTTCTTTGCGTAGCACTTAGCGTACATTCCACAAGTTACAGGACAGGAATCTGCGCTAGTTGTTGAGGCATAGACTCCTTTGCCTAGCTTCTTGTTTGAGGTTTTAGAAAGGTGAACGGTGAACATTGTTGGAAAGGTTGAAAGGTTTGTAATAGTTAAAACTGGATGGATTCTCTGAGATACTCAGCTTCCATGTATTCCAGTTCTTCTCTGTATTCCAGCTCTGCTAGTTCTTGCTGATCCTCGTATTCCCATTGTTGGTGTAGGAGCCAGGAGTCGTATTCAGTCACTTAAATTCCCCTTTAACTAGTTTGAGAGACGTTACCTTGCGTTGATTGCTATAGCGAACAACAACGGATTTAATACCCTCACTGATTAACTGTTCTTTGTTGATCAAAGCGGGACTGATTCCGCTGATGTAGAAATCTTTATTGTTGTTAAGGTCTGAAGCTATGTCAGCTTTGCGCTTATAGTCTCGACCGTAGGCAGGAAGGAGAGTAGGAATCATCGGAGTGTTGAAGAAAGGAGAATTAATTACGTCTAAACAGAGCTGATCAAACGACATACTTAAGCAGCAACGAAACTCTTAAGCAGCTTGTTAGCCACATTCCGCAGGCTGAACTTAGGAAGCAAAGGCTCAGATATACCCACGCACTCTTTAATCTCTCGTGACTGATCAAGCCACCAATCAGTGCTTCCCATACGATGCTTAGATTCCACAGGAAACACAGGATC